GCGCTACCCATAACCCCGGACGGTTTCGGTTTAACCACGTGAAGCCCTTTCCTTCCACTTAGGGCTACTAACCACATGCCTTTTCTTCACCAGTCATAGCCTACGCCTTCCTCAGCCGCGTGCCCCAACACCACAGGGAGACGAGCCAGATAAATTTCGCATGGCCCAGGTCCAGAGAGGGCGAGCTCCTCCGCAACAGGCAAAGACGTCGGCTCAGTGGCCTGCCAATCGTAATTGGGCTTACAAACCAACCGACCCTCAATCTCGACCTGCCGCAGAGGAGAAACTCCAAAGGCCCTCTCAAAGGACAACCGGGCCACCTCAGTAGGTGGCTCCCAACTCGGTTCGCCCAGGCTCCCTATGTCAACGCCCATATACTCGTACTCTGAATACAGGGACCAGTTCACGCGCTTTCCAGCGTGTCTTGTCGCGTCGTGGAGTAGACACATGTACCTACCAAGGATCGGCACCCCGCGCATAAGAGACCACTCGCACCTTGCTACACCGTGCAACCAAGCCGGGGCAAAGCGGGGATCATGCATATGCTTGTGACTGGAGGTCACTTGGGATAAGACCTTCCTCCAGTCGCGAACCATGGTCCAATGAGGACCAAGGTTCAAGGGGGCCGATTGGCCAAAGCGCACTTGCTCCAGGCACCTAACAGGGCGCTCAAGGACCACCTCATGACCGGAAACACGCAGTGCCTCCGCAGGGAAGCCGGAAATCACACGATGGCTATCGCGAGCCTCAAGGAACAACAATGCATTGTCGCCGTCGACGAGAGAGTCGTACTTGACACCAAACGACTCGGTCACAGCGGCGATAACAGCTAGCATGATGATGGTGTTCCCCATGCCAGTGTTGAAGTCCCCAGAAGCCCTCCCACCGTCCCTAGAAAACCGGACACCCCCCGCAGTCACACCCTGGTTCCGCAACTGGTACTTCAAGAGCTTCATAAGGTCAACGTCGGACCTATAGGCAGCTCCGTAGATGGTTTGCTCCATCTGCAGTTGCCACGTG